CGGAAGACCAGTCCACAAAGGATTGCACGTCTGTGAATTCGGTTTAAGATTCAAAACTAAAGGTCATAATCTTGACCGTTGGATTTCTCTTAACCCGATCACAATTGCGTGGGAGCTCATCCCGTACTCTTTTATCGTAGATTGGTTTTTCAACGTTGGCGGATATATCCGCGACCTTGAAACATCATTACTCTACGGTAATAGTTTCGTGGATGGCTACTGTACTCAGGGGACATTTACGGACTCCACTTATAAGGGGAGTTTCGGAAATGCTGAGACCATAGGCGTCGCTAGTTCTAGCCTCAAGTATCGCTACTTGAATAGGGTTAAGCTATCGTCGTACCCATGTCCTAGGTTACCTTCCTTTAAGGTAGATCTAGGGAGTCAACGTCTTCTTAATGCAGCAGCGCTTTTGGGCGTGCTACTTAAGAGATAACTTTAACCCACGGAGACAATCTTGTACATCGAACCGTTAGCTATAGTCAGTGTCGCAATGCTTGCTTCACTGATTGTTAACGTTGGGTTCTTTGCACATCACATGACCCGACATACTAGGGAGCCATAAATGGCAACCGCAACTGCAATTGTTCTTGCAGACGCACAGGGAACACCTGTGTCACACACTTTTACGCCAGTTGGCAAAGATGATAAAGGAGTATTCTGGTTTATTGACCAGTCTGCTTCCAATGCCATTGGTTTCTGGAAGATTTCGGTTGATATTAAACAACCGAATACCCCACAACCTGGCGAATCATCCGCGAAGCGTGTTGCACGCTTCAAAATCGGACTGCACGAGCCTGTTCTTGAGAACGTCACTAATTCGACTATCTCAGGAATTGCACCGGCTCCTACAGTGGCATACATCCCACGGGTTATTACAGAATTTGTAGTACCCGAGCGTTCGGCTCTTCTTGATCGGAAGAACCTACGTAAGATGGTATCCGCCCTCCTGGCTGACTCTAACGTGGTTAACGTTGTTGAGAATCTCAATTACTTAATGTAATTTTAGTTCTCTTCATTCCTTAACCTTTATTGGAGACAGTCATGTCTACACGTACTAGTGATAGTATCGAACTCGCAGTGATGCGTGTTCTGTGTAAACGTTTTAAGGGTCCGATTGCCAGAGCTTGTATCGATTCTTTACAAGATGCTGAAAAGTATCTTGCTTTAGAATTAGATGCAAGTTCGTACGAAGTGCCAGCGAGTTTCTCAAAAGACTTTCTGCTCATATCTCTTCTACGAAAGTGGAAGGGCTGGAGTACAAAGAATAGTCCTCGAGAGGTCGCGATCGCAAGTTGGAATTCTTGCGAGATGTCTAACTTTCATACGAATATGCATTTGTCCGGAATCTCTCGTGGTGAATCAAATCACCCGCGAAACTTCATTTTCGAAGTTAAGCGTAAAATCCAAGAGGTTATCGGGGCATATCCTATATATGAAAAGTTAGATCCACTTTGTCGCTGGAGCGGTGGTGCTACTTTCGACATCCGTCGAAGTAATGCGTCTACCGCTAACAAAATGTTCCAACCCTTGACTGTAACACCTCGATGTCTTCCACACGCACAAAGAGTTTGTGCCGACCCGGTCTGGAACGAATGTTTCAAATCGGGAAACGTTGAATTCAACGTTGTCGAAGGCAATCGCTGTGTTGCTGTGCCCAAAACCGCTAAGACGGATAGAATGATAGCGGCTGAGCCCACTGCAAATGCTTTTCTGCAGCAGGGCGTCGGCCGCTTCTTTCGCTCACGTCTCAAAGGTTTCGGTGTCGATCTTGATGACCAGAAGGTTAATCAAGATCTAGCCTTTAGGGCTCTTGTAGACGATTTGTCTACACTAGACCTATCATGTGCTAGTGACACCTTATCTCTCACCCTAG